CCCGCGGTCATTGACCACGGTGACGATCGTGTACTGGAGGGCCTCGATCGAGGCCTCCCAGGCATCGAGCACGGCCGAGGCCGCGTACCTGATGCAAGTGAACGCGGTCTCCGAGTCGCCGGCCCCCAGGGTCGCCGCGCCGTACCCCGAGATCCCGGGGACCTGCCAGGTCTCGCCCCGGGTCTTTTGGGCCGGGGCGATCCCCTTGACCATATCGCAGGCAATCCCGCCGATTGAGCTGGCCATGGCACGGGTTAGGGGTTAGGGGTTTGAATGACGAAATTCAAATGAAGAATGTCGAAGGCCGGCCGGCACGCGAGGCTTGCTCATTCTTCATTTGAATTTCGTCATTCGTCATTTGTTTATCGATCAACGTTGGGGGGAACGAGCGTCGGGCCCCGGCTGCCGTCCCGTATCGACTGGCTGGCCTCCTGCAGATCGCCGGCCGCCGCGGCCATGTCGGGCTGCCAGTCGTGAATGTTCTCCGCCGCGGGTGCGGCGGGGGCAGGCGCTTCGGTCGGCATCGCCAGGCCCAGGGCGGCGGTCTGGCCCCTTCCCCCTCCCCAGGGATTGATACGAAGGGCAGGTTCGCCATGCGGCCCGCCGACCAGGCCGCGGACCTCCTCGCGGAGCGCGGGGTCCTCAATGTCGTCTGCCTGCGTGCGGAGCCAGGCTTCATCCTGGTACATCTTGCGTGCGAGGCCGGACTGCCAGCGGCCGAGGGTGATCTCCCATTCCTTCGACAGAAGTAACCCTTCGGGCTCCTTTCGACGCTGGACCTCCCATTTGTTGAGCACGGTGTCGGCGAGGTTTTTCATTTGGCTGAGCTTATCGCGGCTCATCTCTGCTTCGTGCTCGGCGGCGGTCGCCGCCAGCGCGCTCGCGATCTTCGGGTCGGCCTTGTGAAACTTGAGCTGCTCGGTCAAATCATCTTCCGCCGGCGCCCGCTTTACCTTCTCCAAGAAGGTCTCGTAGTTCCCCATCGCGTCCGCGAGCCCCTTGTACCCGATGATGCCGCGTTTCCCGCCAGTAAGTAGCTCGAGCTCGGCCCAGTCCAGCTCCTTGGCTTGGATCGTCTCAACGATTTTTTTGAGGGACATTCCCTTGCCCTCGAATTCCTCGTTGCCAGCCATCTTGCTGAGGAACGCATTGAGCCGGGTACTGGCCAACTTCGGGTCGGCGGACTGGGACGTCAGGACCCCCAACGCGGCCCAGAGTTCCTCGTCCGAGAGGCCCAACGCTTTCGCCGGCGCGGTCGGCTTGGTCCCGGCGAGCAGCATCTCGGAGGGATTGCTCGTTGTCGCGCCGCCCGCGGCGATCGCCTTGTTGCTCAGCTCGCGGACGCTGCCCGTCTCCGCCACCCCGAAGGTCTCGGCGAAACCCTTCAGCGCCCCGATCATCGTGGTGACTTCGCCCGTCTTCATATACCCCACGCTCGCCATCTCGTTCATCAGCGCCCTGTCCTCCTTGGCAAAGCCGGCCGCCTTGAGCTGGTACGTCAGGTCCATGGCCTCGGTCTCGGACCGGCCCACGCCACTGGCGTAGGCTGCCCGCCCCTCGCCGAGCAGGGCCTTGAACTCTTCCGGCGAGGCGGCGAGCTGGGCCAGTGTGCCGGCGCCGATCACGGACTCCTTGGCCTTGGTAGCGGCCTCCTCCGCCGTCTGGGCCATGTTGTTCAGCAACTGCGTGACGGTCGAGACGGCGGCCGAGATCCCCACGAAGCCGCCGGCAAAGGTCGCGAGCTTGCCCACCGCGCCCGTGCCGAAGGCCTTGCTCCCCTGGTCGCCGGCCGTCTTCATTTTGTTGCCCGTGTCGCGGGCCGTCTGGCCGGTCTTCTTGAAGCCCTGCTCCATCTTCTGCTGCTGGGCGGTCACCTTCTGCAGGCTCTGCCAGAGCTTGGCCTCCTGGCCGGTCATCTCTACTACGATTTGTGAGGCCATGGCAGGGTCGGGGTCAGGGCTTCAAATGACGAAAATCAAATGACGAATGTCGAAGGCCGGCCGGTCCGCGGCGCTTGGTCATTCTTCATTTGATTTTCGTCATTCGTCATTTGCTTTAACGGTGGAAGTGGTATTGGTCGACGACGACGGGCGGCCGGTCCCCCAGGCCCAGGCTCAGGGCGGCGAGGTCGGCGATGCTGGGCCGGTAGCCGCGGTGCCGGCCGGCGGCCCAGCGGCGGTACTCGAGCCAGCGTGAGCCGCCGCCAGCTTTTTTTTTAGGAACTCTCTGGCGACGGGCCAGTCGACCAGCGCCATCAACACCTCGCGGGCGCAGGCGTCGTCGAACAGACCCAGGAAGGCCACCTCCGCCTTATTCAGTCGATAGTTGGTCGCCAGCGCGACCAGGGCGGCGTCGCAGACGTTCTCGAACGAGAAGCGGACGCGGACCCGGGCGGTCCCTTGGTCGCCGTCCTCGACCTCCTCGACCGGGGCCGCTTGGACCGCGTCCCACCAGTCGCAGGCGATCTGCCAGAGCTGCTGGTACTTGGCCACCACGCCGCCGCGTGTCCAGTTGCCGGCGTCGTCCAGCGTCACGGCCGCAGGCAGGGCCGAGTACCAGGTGAGCGAATCCTCGTCGTCGGCCAGGCCGCGGGCCACGGGGACCAGCCAGTCCTGGCCGTCGGCCAGGTGCACCCAGTGCCCGGCCAGCGGAGTCTCGCGGATCAGGTCGCGGGGTTCGACCCGCTCGCCGTGGGGCGAGCCCAGCCAGACCGGCTTGTCTGCCGCGCCGGGGATCTTGTGCCACGTCTGCCGCTCGGGCCAGTAGCCGAGCAGGTGCTCGGAGAGCCGGTCGGGGTCGGCGATCACCACGCCCCGATCGCCGTCGGGCCCCCTCGAAACCTCGCGGGGCGTGAGCCGGCCCTCGAAGGCGTGCGCGAGCCCCAGCTCGGGGAGCTGCTCGAGCTTGATCGCCCGGGTCTGACCCGGGATGTAGTACAGCAGTCCGGACACTGCGTGATCCTTCCGAAAAAACAAATCCCAAGGCCCAATGACCAATGACCAAGGGGTTCCCTACGTAATTGCCGACGCCGTGTTGATCGTCAACGGGGCGTTGTCGCCGTCGTACTTGAGCGGCATCACGAGGCTGGTCGTCGAGACCCCGTCGTCCGAGGCGTCGAAGGGGGTCTCGATGTAGGCCAGGCCGGCGGCCGTGAACTTGATGTGTTCGGCCGTCACGTCGGCCACGAAGGTCGACCCCGCCGCCCGCTTGCGGAGATAGATGGCCGTGTTGAGGTGGGTGGCCGACTTGCCGGTCAAGGGAATGTTGGCGGCCTTGAGCCACTCGACGTCGAAACCCGAGAGCGTGATCTTGGGCTTGATCCCGCGGATCGAGCAGTAGGTGTCCCAGATCGACGAGTCCCCAGCGTCTGGATCGCCGGTGATCCCGAAGTCGACGTCGAATTTTTGGACGGTGGTCAAGCTGACCGACTCGATTGTGATCGGCCCCAGTGTAAACCGTTCGGCGTCGGTCAGGCCCGCCGGCAAGGTCACCGCGTCGGAAATCACCAGCGGGTCGTTGACCCCGTCGTAGAGCACCAGGACGTCGTAGGAGAGCGTGGCGTCGCCGCGGTGGGAGACGCTCAGTGTGCGGGGCACCACCAGGCCGTCGTTGAGCGTGTACTTGCGGTGGCTGGCCGCGCCGGCCCGGGTGCTGGCCCGAGCGTGCATTTGGGCGTAGAGCTTCAACCCGGCCGCCAGTCCGGAGACGTCCAGGCCGGCGAGGCCGCAGAGGTCCAACGCCGAGGCGATCGCCTTGCTGGCGAAGGTGGCCTTGGGCTTCTGGGCGTAGACCGACAACCAGCGGTTGTAGACCTCGCCCGAGGTGGCGTCGCCCTGGACGTCGGTCCCCGTGTCGACCCGGCATTGTGTGATCCCGGGCAAGAGGGTCGCGTCGAACTCGACGGCGTAAAGGCCGTGTCGTGTATTTCCCATGGTTGTGTCCTTTGCTCATTCGGAGTCGCAGACCGCTCACTCGGAGTCGTAAACCCCGAGCAGGTTGAACAGGCCGCCGGTCGTCTCGCCGCAGGAGACCTGGATCTTGCCGACCGGGTCGCCCGTCAAGAGGTTGGCGTGGCCGGAGTCGGCGGCCCAGGTAAAGGCCTCGTTGGCGGTCAGCTCCTGGGCCAGGATCGATGCGTCGGCGCCGGTCAGGAACTCGACGTGCGCCCGCTTCGGGCAGTGAGCCGCGATCAGCTCGACCAGGTCGCCGTCGAAGTCGACATCGATCTCCTGGCGGACACCGACGACCACGGCCGGGTCCTCACCCTCGGGCAGGTTGTCGCCGTCGCCGACGTCGATCGAGACGGCCGTCCCGTCGACCAGGGTAACGGTCAGGCCGTAGCGGACCCCGTCCGACCAGTAGACGTCGACCGTGTCGGCGTCGGTGATCCCGTGCTCGGCGTCCGTCATCGTGATGATCCCGGTGTCGGCGTCGGTCCGTGTGGTGAGCGCGCCGGCCAAGCCGGCGGCCAGGGTCGGGGCCTGGCCGATCAGGCCGGCGGCCGTCCGCTGGGTGACCGAGTTGACGGTGACCCCGGCGACGGAGATGGTGGAGGTGATCTGGGCGAGTGTCATCACGGGCTCCTGTTACTTGATCGTCTTGCTTTTGGTGGCGCGGACCTGCTTGATGGCGGCATTCAGGGCCCGCTCGTAGCACTTGACCATGGCGGCGGCGTCCCGCTGGGAGACGGCCTCCATTTCGCCCGGGTGAAAATTCAGGGCAGGGGCGTGAAGGACAATGCGGACCTTTTTGGACGTGGGCCGGACGTCGCGCATCTTGGTCCTGCCCTGCGACTCGCCGGTCAAGACCAGCGGGTCCGTGTGGCCGTAGGCCGTGAGTTTTCGGCCGGTGTAGCTCCGCTTGAATCCGTAGCCCCCCGCGTTGCCCCGCTCGCCCTTGCGGGCCGCGTAGCCGTACTCGCCGGCCCCCGCGGAGGTGAAGTGTTTTGGGCGGATCTCCTGGTGCCAGTGGATACCCGCCGCGGCGAAGGCCACTTTCTTGAGCTTGTTGAGCTCGCGCTTGAGGATGCCTGGGGTCGCGCCCCGCTCGCGGACCTTGATCTCGCCGATCATGCGCCCTCCCCCCATTCGATGGAAAGCTCGGCACCCTGCCAGACACCCTGGCCGGGGACCAGGTCGGGGTGCCCCCAGTACGGTCCGTCGGCCAGGCCGAGCCGGTCGAAGGCCAGGTAGCCGGCGGTGCCGGAGAGGGCCGCCAGGCCGTCCATGATCAGGCCGACCGAGTTCTTGAACTGGAGGTTGGCATCCGACGAGGGCTCGTCGCCGTACTCGTCGGGACAATTTTGGTAGAGCCGCACGGTCAAGCGGCCCGACTCGGCAAACTCGAAGGCCGCGCCGCCGGCGTCGTGGTTCAGGGTGAGACCACCCGACTCGGCCGTGAAGACGACGGCGTAGGGCCGGTAGGCGATCAGCTCGGCCCGGGTGTGCTCGACGGCGTTGTCAGCCGGCTTGGGCAGTCCCTCGTGGTGGATCCGCGCGAGGGCCCCCTCCTCGTCGTCGACCCCTAGCCAGGTCCGCACCGCGGCACAGTTCGCCAGCATCTGGCGGAGGTAGTGTTGGGCAAGCGAGATGCACCCGGCCGGCTCGGTCATTTTCGGGCGACCTCCAGCTCGTGGACCCGGCCGTCGATCTTCTGGATGTCACGATCCAACACGTGGACCCGGGTATTGAGCGCCGCGGCCCACCAGATCAGCGCGGCCGACTGGACGATGATCACGAGCACCAGCGACGCCGCATGCGTTACCAGGTATTTTTTCAAGCCGTTTGATTCGGTGGCGGTCATCGCTCACTGCTCACTGCTCACTGCCCACTGCTCACTCACCTCTGCCGGTACTGCGGCCGGCCCGACTCGACCGATCCGATCCGGACCAGGCCCAGGCGGGCGAAGCCGACCCCCGCCTCGACCGACTGGACGGCGTACTCGGTGCCGCCGATCGTCATGGTGGCGTTCTCGGCCGGCTCGGCCACGCCGCCGTAATCGGCGTCATCCGGGTCGGTAAGGATCTTGGCCCCGCGGACCCGCCGGCGGCGGCGGCCGTCGGAGCCCGGCTCCTCTTCGGCCATCTCCCTCTCGGGGATCGCCCAGAGGGTGACGGGATCGCCGCCGGCCGGGGTGTAGGTGGCCGATTCGCCCAGGTGGAAAAACAGGTCCCCCAGGCCGGCGGCGAAGTCGTCTTCAAAACGGGAGGTCATGGTCGCCTCCCTCATTCGGTCAGGTTGCTACGATCACAGCTCGCTGCTAGGAGGCCAGGTCCATCGCGCGGACGGCCAAGTGCGAAACCTGGACCTCCCCCAAGCTGTCGTTGGCCGACTTCTCCAGGTGGAAGAGCGCCTTGAGCGGGCCGGTGGCGTCGCCGAGCGCGAACACGCTGTCGGGGAGGACGTTCACCCCGTTCACGTACAGTTGGATGTCGGTCAGGTCGCGCGCGTCGATCCAGACCTCCACCGGCGTGAACGCCACCAGGTCGACGGTCGTGTCCGTGGCGGCCACCTCGGTCGTTCCGTCGTCGCTTTCCGCGTCGAGGTTCAGGTCGGCGCCCAGGTCCGCGTGGAAGAAGCAACTCTCCGTGATCGAGTCCCCGTCGCTGGCGTGGGTGGCGTTGGCTAACCCGATATTCAGGTCGCCGACGTCCGCGTCACAGGTCACGTTCACCGCGAAGATCGCTTCGAGGATCATCGGGATCGTCACCGGCACGCTGTGGACCGAGAGCCAGTCTTCCTTCTGTGCCTCGGCGGTTGCGGAGAATCCGGCCACCAGGCCCGCCCCGCGGTTGAACAGATAGGGCGTGCCCGCGGTGAGCACGGGGACGGAAAGGCCCGGGTCCCGCTTCATGTCGATGGTGTAGGTGGGCTTGACGTTCAGGTCAACGCTGACCGTGGTCGCGGCGGCGGCCGCGTCTTCCAGGGCCGCGCCGACGTAGAAGTCGGCACCGGCCGCCGCCTGCAAGGGCGTGGCCGCGTTCGCCGCGCGGTCCCAGAAGACCTTGCCTCCTTTCAAGATCACCAGGTCGGCGCTCTTGGTGATCGGGAACTGGCCGGCCGTGATGAAACTGACCGGATCGCCCGAGGCCGCGGCGAGCAGGCCGGCCTTAACGCCGGCCCGGCCGTCGGTAAGTTGATAGACCTCGCCCGAGGCGATGGCCGCCGCGGCGGTCTCGTCGACCGTGTTCGCGTTGGCGTCTTTCGTGAGGGTGGCTTCTGCCATGATTCGTGTCTCCGAAGGAAAGGGAATTCAGGGTTCAGGTGTTGCCGTCGGTCTCCGGCCTCAGTTGCCGTTCCCGGTGCTCTTGTACCAGGGGCGGAAGTCGAGGAAGGCGGCCCCGATGTCGTGGTTGATGTCCCAGCCCACGCCCCACTGGCCCTGGCTGAGGACGAAGGACCGCATCTGGGGCGAGCGGCCGGTCCCCCGCAGGTAGGCCACCCGCAGGCCTTTCGGGCCGCCGGCGGTCAGGACCCAGTTGGTATCGAGGCCGGTGCGGACGGTCTTGGTCCGCGGGTCCTTGACGCCAATCAGGCCGATCCGGTCGTCGATCACGACGCGCATGCCCTCCTCCGCGATGAGGTTGAGCTGGGAATACCACGGATCGCTCGAATCGGCGAACAGCTTCGCCAACTGGGCGGCGGCCGTCAGTCCGCGGGCCGTCCACTCCAGCGCGGCCGGGACGATCAAAAACCTCGGGCGGAGGTTGAGGGCGTCGCCCGGGTCGGTCGCCGTCCGGCGGAGCCGCTGCTTGACCATCGCCGTGACCCCGGCCTTGAGGCCATCGGCGGAGAGGGCCGTGGTGCCAAGGTTGGCGTGGCCGCCCGCGGTCGTGACGGCCGTGGCGTTGAAGACCGCGCCCGAGTCGGCCACCAGGGCGGGGTTTTCCAGCATGATGCTGTAGACCAGGTCGGGGCGGAGCTTGCGGGCGGCCTGCCCCATCTCGAAGGGCAGGCGGAGTAGACCCCCAAGCCTATCGTTCAAGATATCTTGCTCGTCCATGATGACCTGTTTTGCGTAACGAGAAATTTTGTACGTCTCATGCGAGTCCGAGACCGTGGCGTGATTGGCCGTGCCGCCGGCCGGGAGGCGGTCGAGCCGGGCCGAGGCGTCGATCGAGATGTCCTCCTGCTGGAGGAAATTCGGGACGTCCTCCTCGTCGCACCAGCCGAGGGTCGTGTCGCCAATCGTCTCCCAGCCCTCAACCAGCTTGGCGTAGACGTTCGTGCCGAAGACGTGCGACAGGGTCCCGCCGGAGACCGCCGCGCGGATCGCGTCGGTGCGGGATTGCGGGCGCCGGCCCGTGTCGATCAGCGCGCACTCGCGGCAGAGGTCGACGGCCGAGAGGTCGCGGAGCCGGTCGCCCCGGTCGGCGTCCTGCTCGCTGAGCATCACGCCCCGCCGCTCGCCGGCGTACTCGTTCAAGAAGCGGTGCTTGGTGGGGTCCTTGCCGTAGGCGGCCAGCATCCCGGCCGCCAGGCTCCTGGCGTTGACGTCGCCGTCGTGCGATCGGCTGTGGCCGGCCGGGGCCGCGCCGGCGGAGCCGCTGCGGGCGGAGCGGATCGAGGTCAAGAACTCGGCCGACGCGCGGGACTCGTCCCAGCCCTCGGCCACGGCGCGGGTGACCAGCTCGGGCGGGACGTCGTCGCCGCCCAGCTCTCGCATCCGGGCGGCCCGGGTCCGCTCGGCCAGCTCGGCCTCGCTGCGGATCCGCGCCTCGTCGGTCGGGGGATTGGCCGGCGGATCGGTCGGCGCCGGGCTGGTGCTCGTGATCATCGTCCAGTCGGACCGCTGGCCCGTTGCCGGCTGGCTCGGGTCGTCGGGGTTGACGCCCAGCGACTCCAGGGCCGCGCGGACCATCAGCTTCGAGGTCTCGCTGTCGGTCTCGCTTTCCAGCACGTTGCCCACCTGGGCGCGGGTGCCGCCCAAAAGGGCCTGGAACTGGCGAGCGTCTTGCTCGCTGGCCTCGTGTCGGAGACCGCAGGCTTCCAAAAATTTTCGCAGTCGTTCGTTCATCGCTACGGTCTCCCGTTGGGTTGTGGGCGGAGTGCCCGTTCTGACTTTGGTTGCCTTGTCGGCGCCGATGGCGGTCAACGAGGCCTCGACCAGCTCCCAGCGGGTGCTGATCCTGAGGGCCCGCTGGCCGGCGGTGTAGGTTCGGCCGCCGACCTCGGAGGTCTGGCCGGCCGGAATGTCGACGTACTCGATGACGCGGTAGCCGGCGGAGACGTCGCGGAGGTGTCCGCCGCGGACCTTGCTCCAGGCCCGCTCGACGGCCTCGTCGCCCTCGGCAAAGAAGAGCCGCCCCACGACTTCGGCGGCGTCGATCCGGAGGCCGCGGACGGAGCCATAAACCTCCTCGATCGTGTAGCGGGCGTGGTCGTTTAAGAGCGGGACCTGGTCGGGCAGGTCGGCGCCGTCCATCCGCAGGACCTCGTCGATAAGCTCCCAGGTCTTGAGGTCGCGGACGGTGACCGGGTTCTCGGTGGCGATCCCCGCCTCGACGGACCGTTCGGCCTCGTTCACGGTGGCCGCCCGGAGCGTCATGGTCCGCACGGTCAGGTCGCGGGTCTGGACCGGCGCGTCGCGGAGTGTCAGGATCGGTTGTTCACTGCTCATGGCTCATTGCTCACTGCTCATGGCTCATTCGTCCTTTGCGTCGTCCGCGTCGGCCTTGTCGTTTGCCTTGTCATCCTCCTCGTCCGGGTCCTCGTCGACCGGCTCCGGCGCGGATCCGCCGGCGACCGGCAGCGGGGGCAGGCCGGCCGCTTCGAGCATTTCCCGCTCCCGCTTGCGTTGGGCGAGGACCGTTTCGAGGTCGAGGTTGTAGGCGGCCAGGGCGTCGGTGTAGGTCAGCGTGCCGTTTTCGAGCCGCAGCCGCTCGGCGTCGGCTTCCTTCTTGGGGTCGACGTGCGGCCGCTTGGGCCAGCCCCAGACCCGGCCGATCTCGCCGGGCGGCGGCGGGGGCAGGGCGCCGGCCAGCGTGGCCTCGCGGGCCACCAACTCCTCGAGCCGGTCGAGTGTCTCGGTGCCGAGCCAGCCCTGGAGTGTTTCGAGGCCGCGGGCATACCCTTGGCCATCGAAGCGGGCCGACGAGTAGTTGTAGCGCCGCGAGTCGAGGCGGATGGACATGAGAGGCATGTCGACCGGCCGGCCGATCTCGCGGTGCCGTTCCTCGCGGTACTCGACGTAACGGGTCGAGGGCTGTTGCGGGGTGAGCTGGTAGGCCTTCCAACCCGGGGGCATTGTGGAGGTCGTCCGCCTCTCGATCTCTTCACTTTCGTTAACACAAACGTACTCGGCATCCGGGTGGTCCGTGTAGAGCAAGACGGCCTGGTCGGCGGCCGAGCGGGCGGCGTCGAGGACCTGGTCGTCGTAGTCGCGAAGATCGGCGATCACCTGCAAGCTGGGGGCCAACCACGGGCAGCCGCGGACCTGGTCGGGTTCGGTCCGGCGAAAGCCGTGCACGATCTTGGCGGCCGGCTTCTCGTCGGACCCGCCCATCGAGGAGCGGCCGGTGACCAGGGCCTTGACGATGTGGTAGGCCAGCGGCTTGCCGTTGGGGTCGAGCCGGACGCCCATGATGACGTCGGCACCGCCGGCTTGCGCGGGCGGCGTCGCCAGGCGGGAGGCGTGCAGGGCCAACAGGCGGGTCTTGACGGGGCCCTTGGCCTGCGGGTCGACGGTCAGCTCGGCCAGGTACTCGCCGCAGATCCAGAGCGCGCGGACCCAGAGCCGCAACAGGTCGACGCCGGAGAGTTTTCCATTGACGTCTGGCCGCGCCCACCACTCCCGCCAGCCCCGCTCGCGGGCCTCGTTGTACTCCGTCGAGCTCGACTGGACCTGGAGCGTGGGGCCGTGCTTGCCGACCACGTCGTTTGTGTGCGTGGTGATCACCCCTTCGACCATCGGGTTCGACGAGGCCTCGTGGGAGCAGCGGGCGCGGAGCGTGGCCAGCTTCTCCTGGAGGTCGAGGTTGATGCTCCGCTCGACGGCGTTCTGCCAGTGGGCCTGATTCAAGCGGTTCGTGTCGGCCGCCTCCCAGCGGCGGCGGGCGATCGGGTTGGCACCGGGCGGGGCCTCCGGGTCGTCGCGCTCGGGCCGGCGGGTGCGCATCCAGTTTGGATCGTGGGCCGGGCGACGAAAGAATCGGCGGAGACGGCGGAACATGTTAGGACGTGGGCCTCGTGTAGGTGATCTTGGTCCGGGTGATCCCGGTGGCCGCGTTGGAGCGTTGCTGGAAGTGGACCAGGAGGGAGTCGATCGCCGCGCGGTCCCAGGTGAGCGTCACCCCGTCGCCGATCTGGCGGTCGGGCATGGCGGCCAAGAGGGCCTTGGCCGACGCCAGCATGGTCAGCGCGGTGGCGTAGTCGCCCGCCTCACTGGCGGCGATCGCCGCGGTTACCTTCGTGTTGATCAGGTTGGCGGACACTGCCCCAACCGACCACACCGGTGGCCCAAAAGAAAGGGGCAGGTTACAGGGCCTGTAACCTGGGCCGAAAATTGGGCCATTTCGTGAGAAATAGCGGGCTCAGCACGATATTATTGCTTAATCCTGGTCACCTGTCTATAATTGGGCCATGAGCAAAGCCAACCCCCCCCTAGTCACAGTTTCGCAGGCCGCAGTCCGGCTGGGTTTGCACCGCAATCGCATCCTTCAGCTGATCCACGCCGGCCAGCTACCGGCCGCGCGGCTCGGGCAATGGTGGGTGATCCAGCCGAGGGATCTTGAGGCGTTTGCCAAGCTGGACCGCCCAGCGGGCAACCCGACTTTCGGAAAGAAAGTCAAGGGCCGCTAACCATAGGCGGCAGAACAGCTTATGGCGATTGCGGCCGTAAAGCGCAACATAATACTAAGTGTCCACCTAGTATTGTCCGCGATTTCCCAGAATCTTTTTTTGGCCCCTAAAGCTAGGCTACTGAACAGGTTAGGACGGCGGGCTAGAAAATCGGCGGATTTTCCCCTCGGGGCTATTGACTATACTGGGCACTTGCCTATAATAAGGGCATGAGAGGAAACAACACCACCACACGAAACGAGGGAGACGGGACAATGACACGCGACGAACTAGCGACCCGAGCGGCAACACGCGGCTACAGCCTACACGACGACGTGACAGACGAGAGGCTGGCCCGTGTCCACCCTCGCATGTTGAGGGAGCGTGCTGCCTATCTCGATGTGGCTCGCGAGATTGCAGCCGGATGGATTTCTGACGGCTGCCTGATCGCCCCCTACGCGCTAGGCGAGCCGGGTGACGAGGTGATTGCACTTCCCATCACCGATGACGATTGCATGACGATCGTCCTGCCGAGCTACCACGTCGTTGCGACCTGCACCGGCCAGGGCGAAACCAACGACGGCGGCGATGTGACGCCGTGCGAAATGCAGTACACGATTTTGCGGTAAACCCACCCCCGCTGGAGGACGAGACGATGAACGACCTGCAAAAACGGCTGGCGGACGCACTCGAAACGGCCAAAATGCCTGGCCAGTGGTGGGGGCCGGCTGGTGGCCCGCTGGTGCGGTTTTACTTCGGCGACTCCGCGCAACTGAGAAAGGACGGCAAGCCCGTCCGCGGCTCGAAGGTGTGGCTGCAATTCGACGACCCCGAGACGCTCGAAGGTGTGGCGTTGCGAGCCATGGCGAAAAAGCACTGGCACCAACAAGTGCTCGCCGAGCGGCATGCAGAAGCGGTTGCGATCTCAATTGAAATTGTCGACCCCGCGGCGGCGGCCCGCCTGCGGCAAGAAATCGCAGACGCAAGAGCGGCAGACGAGCCAATCGGCGACTTGGTCGATGGGGAAGACGAGTAACCGCTGGGGGGGGTCGTTACCCGGCCCCCGGCGCCCCTGACCGCTTGTCCCGGGCCACGACGGAGGTCAGGAGGCGGCAGTTTCGCCCCTCCGCTTCCATCCGGGCCAGGAGGTCTCGCTGGTCGACCTCGTCGCGGCAGTCGATGACCACAGAGTAGGTGCAGGCCGGCCAGGGCGACTTCGGCTCGCCGGCGGGGCCGCGTTTCTTCGCCGGCTTTCCGGCCGCGTCGAAGAGCTCGGCCATCAGGAGATCGTCGAACAGATCGGGGGCCTGCGGGGCGTGCTCCTGGAGCAGCTCGGCCAGGAGGGCGTCGTCCCAGGCGGCCAGCTCGGCCGTGCGGTTGTCGGCGATCGAGAAGCCGGCCTGGGCGGCCTCGTCGTCCTCGACCCAGACGACCGCGATGTGGGACCAGCCCAGGGCCCGGGCGGCCAGGAGCGTGCCGTTGCCGGCCTCGACCTGGTTGTTTTTGAGGTTGGCGACGATCGGCTTCCGCTGGCCGAAGCGGTCGAGGCTGGTCCGGATCGCGCGGAGGTTCGTCTCGTCGTGGGTCCGGGCGTTGCGGGGATCGAGCTGGACCGCCCCGATCGGCTCGGCCAGCGGGCGGAGGGACTCAGCTATCCAGGGGAACTCCTCGGCCGGCTTGGCCGGCGGCGGGGTCTTCTTGCTCGCTCGTTTCTTGGGCATTGGTCATTCCTTTTTCTTGGTCATTGGTCATTCGTCCCGATGCTCCACACTCTTAAACGCCGCGCTGCAGGCTCGGCACTTGTGGTGCCGTACCGGCCGCCGGGTGCTGGTGACGCGGGTGTCGGTCGAGCCGCACTTGGGGCAGTGCACGGCGTGGAAGATCACCGCACCGCCGGCAGTGGGCTCGGCCGGCAAGGGGTCGTAGACGGCCGGGTTCTCTTCTCCGTCCGGCTCGGGGGGCTTGATGGTTTGGCCGACGACGGGATAGATGTCCTCGGCCGGTCGCTTGGACGTCGGCCAGTTCTCGCGCTCGCGCCAGGTGTGGCCGCAGTGCCCGCAGCGGAGCCGGTTCGTCGCGCGGCCGAAGCGGGTGGCACCGCTGTCGACCAGGTCGACCGCGTTGCATCCACAGCGGGGGCATTCCTCGGCGCTCATCGGCGGGCCTTCTTGCGAATGCGTTGGGACATCCAGCCCTCGGGCCGGGTGCCGGTGGCCGCGTCGGGCGTGGGGGAGCCCGAGCGGTCGGAACGGAAGCCGCTGAAGTCGAGCATCATGAGGGCCTCGGCGGCGGCGTCCAGCCAGTGGTTTGCGCCCGACTTCTCCCACTCGTCCACCTCGCCCTTCCCCCTCTTAAAGACCCGGCGGAGCCGCTCGCTGGTGAGGTGTCGGGAGAGTTTGTTGTGGCGGCTGCCGGCGGCGTCGAACAGGGCCAGGGCCCCCGGCTCGCCGATCGGCAGCCGGCAGGCGTCTTGGACGGCCAGCTTCCAGTGGTCGCAGTCGTACGTCACTTGCCAGGATCGCGCTCGGGGCACCCGGGAGAGGTGCCAGCCCGAGCCGATCTGGCGGACCTCGTTGCCCGTCTTCTTGGGGGCGTTGTAGCGGGCCGATCCGTAGACGCTGGCACCGCGGCCGAGCGTGGCCAGGTAGCGGTTGGAGCGGCCACCGCCCGACTCGGTGCTGAACCGGAAGACGACGTCGGGGAGCCAGCCGGAGTCGATCGCCACGCGGTCGGGCAGCCGCTGGGTGGCCTTGCCGTCCCATCCCCAGCCGTGGCCGACGACGTCGCGGAACTCGCGCAAGCCGGCCAGGACGGCCACCTCGAGGGGTAGCTCGTCGACGTGGTTCTCGATGATCCCGTAGTCCGGCACGTGCAGGGAGCCGTCGCCCCGGCCGGCCAGGCAGAAGAACCAGGACTGGTACTTGCCGAGGTCCACCCCGATGGCGAAGTGGGTCGTGTCGGCCGGGAGAATTCCCTGCGGTAGGGCCGCCTTGCGGTCGGCCACGGCGTGGGGATCGAGCGGCGTCTCGTCCAACTCGGGCGGCTGCCAGGGGATCGACCAGTAAAACTGCCGCAGCTTCTTCTCGGCGGCGTCCTCGTCGGGGGCCCGGGCGGCGGACCACTCGGCGGCGGCGATCGCCTTGGTCGACCAGAGCAGATTGTTGAAGGCGTTCCAGCGGAAGCCCAGCGTGTCGGTGGCCGGCGGCTCGCCCGTGACGTGGCCGGCGGCGTCGATCGACTGGCCGCGGTGGACCAGCTCGCAGCGGCGGTTGGCCGCGCGGCGGGCCCGGTCGTCCCAGGTGGCACCGCAGGCCGGGCACCCCCAGTAGGCCGCGGCGCGGGCGGCGACCTTGCTGGGGGTCCCCTGCCAGCCAAGAAGGTGCTCGCGCTCGGGCGTGACCCAGCCGCCGCACTCGGGGCAAGGGACGACGAGGCGGCCGTCGGAGCCCTCGTGGATCTCGGTCCAGATCGCGCCGGTCTCGATCGACACGGTGCACTCGAAGTAGATCCGCCGCTCGTCGTCGTCGTAGGAGAGGGCGCGGGATTCGATTTGCTCGAGCGGCGAGGTCTCGCGGGAGACCTGCCCGGCGCGGTCCATCTTGTCGACCTCGGTGCCCACGATCACACGGGCCGTGTAGGAGGACCGCTTTTCGTCGCCGCCGTGGGCCGACATGAACTTGAGCCGGGGACCGTGTCGGAAGGCGATCTCCTCGGGCGTGCCGCCGCGCGAGCCGGCACCCGTGTCGGGCAGCTCGGCGGCGAAGCGGGGGACGGCCCGGATCGCGGGCAGGATCTCGGTCGTCCACTTGTCGCGGCAGATGTCCATTGTGGGCGCGGACAGGACGACGCTCTCGCGGTGCTCGAAAAGATGCCAAAGGCAGGGGAGCACGTAACCTTGGAGGCTCTTGCCGCCCTGCACGGAACCGGTCAGGGCGTGGCGGGTCCAGCGGCCCGAGTCTATCTCGCGGTGCCAGAGGCGGGTGAAGGGGAGGACGTTGTAGCGGAAGCGCTCGCCGCGGTATTTGCCCTCGGGGATGATCAGCTCCTCCAGCGCGAACCGGCCGATGGAGCGGATCACCGGTGCGCGGCATTGGCCGAGACACCAGCGAAACTCCTCGCGGATGGTGTCAAGCGTGCTGGTCGACGTCATCACCGTCATGAGGATCGCCAGGATCCAGGTTCGCAATCTCAGTTTCCGCATCGGTCAGCGCGTCGTTGAGGATGGTAAGGGCCGCGGGGCCGAACTGCCGTTGGAGGGCCTCGCCGGCGTGGCGGATCCGCGCCGCCAGGCGGGCGAGCAGATCGTGGACCGTGGCCTGGGGCAGGTAGGAGTGTTCGAGGATGCGTCGCCGCAGCCGGGCCATCCGCCAATCCTCGCCGCGCTTGCGCTCGAGGTTGGGGCTGGAGGCACCGGCCAAGGCGGGATCGTCGTCGTCGCCGGCGGCCAGCTTGCGGGCGTTGGCGGCGAGGAAGTCGTGCAGGGCCGCGACGAACGCGGGCAGGTCGATCGTGCGACCGCCGATCGGCAGGCCGTAGCGGTGGGCCTGCTCGTTGAGTACCTTGGCCTGGCGGCCGGACATCTCCCGCCAGTGCCGCTTTGGAATCGAGTGGTAGTGTTGCCAACGGAGATCCTCCTCGCGGGCCTGCTCGATCCGCCGGAGCGCCCGCGCCTCGTCGCGAGACGGGCGGAGGCCGGCCCTCCGCTTCTCGAGCGCCGCCCAGGCCAGGTCCCGATCGACCTGCGAGATCGCGTTAGCGGCGGAGTCAGGCATCCTCGGCGGGCCACCTTACTTACTCGAACATGAGACCCATGCGCGCAAAAAAGCGGCTCGATAGCAAGCGGCAGAGCC